CCCGAGTTTAATTCTGCGGTCTTTCTGGTGGGGATTTACTAATTGAATCAACTTCAAGAGTTTCTTTTCATCGACAAGGATTGTTTCTGCCTTCTTATCGAATGTCAGGATGCTTTCAAAGTTTGGCATTGAACCTCTCCAGCTAAGAGCCTTGACTAATTGCATTGCGATATTAAGTTTTTCACATTCAGAGCAAAGCATTGTGCCGGTACTTTTTTCATCCACCCGATGTACCCCCTCCTCCTCCTAAAGCTGCCAGAACATCTTCAACAGAACTGTAATTCTTCGTGATCCAGTGCGTATTCCCGTAATCTTCGTCAATTTCATTCTCACCTACCAGCCTTCTGATATCGTTAATGGTAAATGCGCCGGAAGCTATCAGCTTGTCAATAGCAGTAGATACGCTCAGGAGATCGACGTGCTTAATAGCCTTGGTATCTATTTTGAGATATGTGCCTTGCGAGAATCCAGCATAGCCGTTTCGCTTGCGGTTAACTTCCTCGGCAATGGAATCGCACAAAGGATCGATGCAAAACGTCAAGTAGCTGTCCATAGCATCTTTTATGCCGGCAATATCTCCCTTCGCCAGTGCCGGTGGAATACCAAAAGCCTTGGCAGTAAAGTCGCTGATATCGTCAGCCATTGCCCTGATGTCCCTGGTGCCCTCGACGGCATATGTCTTTAATCCAGTGTCGGTATATTCATAACCCTTCGGCAGCGGTAGCACAGCATTTTCAGCAGTGAAAAACTTCTTAAATCTGTTATTCATCAGGTCGTCAAAGGCTATTTTGGCTGCTTCGTTCCCTTGTGCAATGGTTTCATAGTTTAATATGCCTCGGCTCCCCCTGGATCTCTGGTAGGCTTTCATACCGTAGGCGATAAGCTTTCCGTATCCCTCATAAATGCCAATTGTTACTTTTCGCATATCTTTTTCGGATAATTTGAAGTACATCACTTCTGACATATTATAGGTTTTATTAAATGTGAAATTGCCAACGGTGACACCCTCAAATAGATTATCAAACAGTGCATATTCCGTTTGCTGAAATGAATCAGCTACCAAGAGCTGGCCGTTTTCCTCTACAACCAGGCACTCATTGAATCTGTAAAGCTGGCTTATGAGTTTGTGAGTAAACGCTGAGGAATTTTGGTTCTTATTGGGTGAAATGTTCCAGAGGTAATACTCTTGCCCCTTGACTTCTTTGTTTGCTTTGTAGGTTTTGAATTCGCATTTAGAGATTGAATTTCCAATCATGTTAACGCAACTCCAAAAGGCAAGCTCCCTGATGTGAATTTCAGCAACAATGTTGTAGAACTCCTCAACAGGCACCTCTTTCGTAGCTAATACCCCACCACTTAGAAAGTCACGAACCCACGTTATTAAGCTCAAGTTATCTCACCCCCTTTCAGTACGTGAATACCGGTAAATCTGGTACGCTGTCGCCACTGCCGCCGTCCAATTCACTTTCTATGGCCATCGCGTGAACGAGCGCGAGGAATGCATCAGTCTTTCTTGACTTGGATTCGATCTTAGAATAAAAAAAGTTCCCGGTATCACTCCCGATATTTCGGCTTGACCGTACTAATTTAGTGTTGTTAACACACCAGCGCATCAGGGGGTTATCACCCCACGCGAACAGGTGCCTCACAAAACAACTGTCAACTACAGGTGCGGTTTTCATAATGTCGGAGGGTTGGACAAGCTTTACGTTCTTTAGTTCCCTTTTATCGAATCCCACGTCTTTAAGGGCCCTTGCTAATAAACCATACCGGAAGTTATCAAGCGCAAGCATTGTCAAATTGTAAAACTGTGCCTGATATTGAATCCATTCCGCAAGTAGATACGGACTTATTTCTACATCGTCAACAACTGAAAGATATCCTGCTTTTTCCCACTCTCTCCAAGGTATTTTCATTCGCGGTATGTCCGGAGACTGAGCGCAAAGCCATGAGTGAGTTATCCAGTAACGCATTTCTCCATCTCGAATCAATATCCCAACCGATGCAAAGTCCGTTACTTTTGCGTAGTCGATTCCAACCACGCCCGAGCGCCCTAATAGATCAGGTACTTCTCCACAGCTTGCCTTAATGTTGTCCCAGCTTGTGACTTCAACGTCCTTGTTGCCGTCCGGGATGTTCATTCTCTTCGTCATGAAGGCGGTAAACTGCATCGGGTTAGTCTTCCAGTCGGAATACTCTTTTGAAACTTCTTCTTGGAGATTCGGTAAGTACTTTAATGACGGATTCGCCTTATCCCAATTCTTAGGCTCGTGTACTTCTTCCCGGTTGTCTAGCCGGCAGACAAAAGGCAGCATGCCGTTATCTGGTATGCTGCCTTTTAATATTTGCTCTGATTTCGCTAGGAGATCATCGAGCGGGCCATCCCTAACATCTCCGTTCGTAGTAGCATATGTTCGACGTGGGTGTCTCTTTTTCCCTAGTCCAGTAGTGAACACGTTTATGTTTGCATAGTCCTGGTACTGATGGATCTCATTGAATACGACTATTCCCGAGCGTAACCCATCTTTACCTTTTGGGTTGTTTGTCCTGTATTTGAGCCTTGACTTTGTTTCAAGCCCGATTATTTCTTCTTTATTCCAATAAAAGTGTTTCTTTAATTTTTTAGCAGTGTCTGGTGTTTCTAAAACCCCATGTACATCATCAAAAGGGGCCTTCGCTTGGACTTCGCTATTAGCGCAAATATCAACATCATACCCTTTTATGCCGTTGTATGGACCAATCAAACAAAAGGATTCATAGGCTATATACCCATCCTTACCTGCACCTCTACCTATCAGCAAAAACAGATCCGGCCATCTCGGCATTCCATCCGCTCTGTATGTGCAGCAGTGCAAAGCAAAACAAAACTCTTCCCAGTCAAATAACTGCTCATAAGGAAAATACTTTGTTAGCCCTAAATACTTCTCTAACTGTTCGCTGTCTGTGTATATGTCTTCAGTTTCAAAACAGTTCCTAACATATTTTACAAGTAGGCGCTGGTCTTTGCAGGCTTCAATCTTCCCACTCTCAACCGCCTCTATATACTGTAAAATATGCAGGTTTATACTAGAGGACATCGTCCTCACCGCTTCTCACATTGGCAGTACCTAACCCTAATTCTTTTAAAATAGACAGCATTTGCCTGTTTACCATTACGAGTTCCTTAACGGACGGATTGTTCTTTGACATTTCAATCCCGACTGAGGAAAAATCCTTATAAGTTACGCCGCGCAGTTTTATGTCGTACAATAGGGCATTTTTGACATCCCAGAAGCCCATATAATCGTTAAGTAAATCTATATAATGGTCTTTCATTGCTCCCATCATGGCCAATTGGTCCATCAATGAATACTCTATTGCTTCTCTTTTGTCTGCTTCTTTGTCTGCTTTCTTGGCCATTTGGGGGCCTCCTTTGCCTTAAAATTTATCGAGCGCTTCCCAATGGTGTTATGTATAACACCCACCCGAGAGAGAAGACAAAATACAAAAACTTACATTTATTCGACCGGGGGGTGCGGGTTCGGGCAATCAAGTTTATTCATCAACAACATAAACTTATCTGTTGCTGTATCAAGCATATTGGCATCATTACCCTCAAGCGCCTTTACTGCCTCATCGCAAGCATCTCTCATCTGAGTGAAGAACTCTATTGGTTCCATGCTATCCATCCCCTTTATCCTCACCACCTCTCAACCGTAAGCGGTTCTTCCTTCTCCTTCGCTAGCCACTCATGAATATGTTCGTGGCAATCATGGCAAAGACTTATAAGGTTCCTCTTGACTACCCCATCATCGTCCTTATAGAACTTCTCAAGCGCTAACTCAGGATGCACCTTGAGGTAGTTAACGTGATGACAGACCGTAGAGCGTGTATAGTATCCCTTGCCCTTACACACCTGGCACTCATACCTGTCTGCCTTTAGGACTTCCTTGCGTAGGCGCCTCCACTCTTTAGACTCATACATCTTTGTTGCAAAGTCCTGCGTCCTTGGGCAACCTGGATGAGCGCAAGGTTTCTGTATCCGTTGCGGCATGGTCAGTCACCTACTCTCTAATGGCATACGGTTCTTCTACTCCGTGCCCACAACATGCTGATGTAGCACCCTTGATATAGCCAAGGCAAGCATCATAACCGTCAGGTGTTGGCATCCTACCGCACTTTATACAGGACCTTCTGTCATCAAATAAATGGCCATTGTCGGTATACCTCCAGATAGAACCATCCCAATAAATCTCATGACCTCGTTGATGTGCTATTACCAATGTCAAAACCTCGATTACTTCACATGAAATAAAACAGCCGCCCGGAATGGCGGCTCTTCGTTTGCACAGTTTTTCACCATAAAAAGTATAACATGCCATTTGTGCACGTGTAAAGTGCATCATTTGTGCGCCCGTTTTGTGCATCTTATACAGCCGCCACTCCATAGAACCAAACTGCAAGAACCCTTATTAGACGGCCTCTGTTGCGCCGTACGGTAGATGGGTCGCAGTGAATACTTGCCCCTATTTTGTCGTCTGAAACACCCCCAAAATAGTGCCCCTTGACAGCAAGATAATAAGTATCATTTTCGATAATTTCTATACCTTTTTTTACTGCGGCAATCTCATATTCGTCGGCAGCAATGGTGGCCAGGATATCCTGGATGAGCGCTTCTAGCTTTTCTTCCGACGTCAGGCGTACTCCTGGCCGGCTGAACCGGACGATATCCTTGCTCTTTTCTGGCGACCCCGTCTGCTCAAGCTCCTCTAGGTGCTGCCTGGCATCTTCCACCTTATGGACTAGGGTAGGTAGTGCGTATAGGCGCCGCTCTGTAGCCCTATAGGCGTCAACTGAAGTGTGTTCGGCTTGTGTGCGGCCGGCTTCTATCCCTGCCTTGACCGCCCGCTGAATTATCGTTTCAATTTTTTCCTGTTTTTTGGCCTGCAATTGCGACCGCCTCCCCCTTTTTTACGTGCCTATAACTTTCCTATTTGCCTAGCACATTTCCGGCAAAATGTTATCCCACAGTCGTATTCATCGCAAAAGGAAAAGTTGGCGTGAATCATTTCAACTTCAAGTGCGCCACAAACATTGCAACTTATAGAATCGTCTCCGTGGTTGAAATGATCTTGGTTTGTTACCTTTAACCATTTTGACAGATGGTGCCACATGCCACCAACCTCACCTTTTTCCGGGTGTTCTGCAAGGGCTTTTTCAATCCGTTCCCTTTCCTTTTGTATGCTCTTTAAATTATTGATAACGTAAAATTCCATTTATTTGGCACCTCCTTTTAGTTTGTTGTAAGCTCATCCCGTAATCCCCCTCATCTTACCGTTTTGTTAAAAAGACCAAAATTTATTTTTACTATTCCCTGTTGATGCAGATGCAGCAACAGCATTATGACTTCAATCTTTCCATCACTGCCCGGTCTCTCAACTACCTCAGCAATCTTTCGGATACTCGTTCCCTGGGCATAAAGTTCGGTAACCCTGTCTATGTCGCTGGAAAGCCATCTAAGATTCAAGTCTTCAAATATGAAAACCGCTTTATTTTCCTGCCGCGGCTTTTGCATGGTTGCCGCACCGTCTTGCCTGATATGCTCATTGATGATTTTCTTTGCCGCAACCACCGTCGCACCTCGGATCATGGGTTCCAGTTCTTTTACCGTTACCGCATCATGTGTTACCAGGGCTCTCCCATTGCTCGCTGACATCATTCCACTTGATATATCTTGTTGCACCTCTTCAGGCAATTTAAGCAAGCGCAGCGTATTTGATATTTGAGACTGGGATATCCCCAGCCTTTCCGCTAGTTTCGTCTGCGTATATCCATGTTCAAGCGCCGCCTGAAACGCCAAAGCCTCTTCTATCGCTGTCAAATCTTCACGTTGCAGGTTCTCTGTCAGCATTATTTCAAACTCCTGTTCCGGAGTCAGTTCCTTGATGATTGCCGGTATTTCCTGAAGACCTGCCACTTGAGCTGCACGATAGCGCCGCTCTCCGAAAACTATGCGATAATCCTTGCCATCATTGACAACCTGGATCGGCTCCAGGACACCTACCTGCTTGATGCTCTCAACCAACTCATAGAGTGACTCCTGGTTGGCTTTTCGCGTATTATTCGGATTCGTTTTAATCAGTTTCAGCAACAGCATCTTGTAGCTCATGGTTTTTCTACACCCCTCAGGTGTTCTTTGATGTTTCGCCACGATGAAGCCACATAGATTTTCATGATATTACCTCCTCAATCTCGATCGCTGCCCTTGGGTTATCTTTATCCACACCGGCGATCCTCGACCCGTCCCATGAAACGATATCCCGATCATTCTGTAGAATATGGGCCCGCTCCAGAATGTCAGCTGTCGCCTGTTCCAAACCAAGTAAATCCGGGCGGCTCCTGCGATCCGGCATCCAGTACGATACCGTCACATGCACCTGTCTAATAAATCGTGGGGCCCGGAAACTCAGCAGATACCAGAGGCAGGCTTCTTCATAACGGCGATACTGGGGAGACTGAATGATGCCGGGTTTCCCAGACCTGGCGTTCCGGGTAATCTGCTCCGAATTCTTTTTCGTTATCGGCCTCCCGGGCAACACCAACCGGGCCATTATGCGCTTTCTT